TCAAGAGGGCGGGTTTAATTCGGCTGGAGGGGAAAAAGCAGACGCAAAGATAACGCCTACACCTGCTAAATATACAGCTTATGTCGGTATATGCGCCGCCTACTGCCTTAGCAGAGACTTTGCAACCGTCGGGAAAATACATTGTCCCGCCTACTGTTTGAATTGGCATTTTAGTTCCTCTTTTTAAAAGTTATTTCTATCGGTATATTATATACGTCTGTTGCATCAGCCGGTGGAATTGGTGCGCCTAGTTGGCAATTCGTAAAAAACTCAGTGTAGCTAGTCCTGTTCACCGACCCAACCACAGCCGCCGCGATTGTCTCAGCTTCTGTCTGAGTCGGTGCTCGACAATTAACAGAGTATGTAGCCTGTATATAATTTAGAGCAAGATCGATCATTCCGACCTGATAAAAGTTGATAGTCTTCATCGCTGTGCAATCTTCAGGTATGACGGTATCAGCGAACAGAGCCGGAACGCCTGCCGTGTACTCATCTAGAAGAGACGTGATCGCTGAGACGTTCAGAGCTGTAAAGATGTTAGTCGAATACACGCTTTTCTCCTGGTATTATCTTTCCTTGAAGACGTTCTTTATTGATCATGCTCTTCACTTCGTTTACGCCTTTTCCGCCACTATAAATTAGAATAGACGGTCTTAAAAAAGGATTCGGCGCGCTCTTTCGTGTCCCGTATTCCTGATAAGCCGCATAAAAAAGATTTGTCCCGACATAAGCTGTATATTTCGCAGGTGTAGGTGTTATCTTCGAGTCTGCTTTTTCACCACCGGCAGAATTAAACCCGCCCTCTTGAATAGCGGACCGCCACATAATAGAATTGCGAAGTTGACCTTTATCAAACGGTGCTAAAGTTTTAGCCTGTGCACATATTTTAGCCGCTAGGATATTAGCCGATTGATTTGTAATGTCATCAAGTGCCGCTGTCATATCGTTAAACTGTAGCGTAATCATATAAATTCCTTGACCGGAACGACAATGACTTCATTCTGTAAAGCGACATCGTCAGCTTGAATAACCGACAGCCGGTAGTCAATCGGCGTTATGTTTATTAGCGTGTCATCTGCAATCGCAGAAGCAGTAGCCGGTGTGAATGAGATCATTGTCGAGGTTGCCGCAACTATTTCATGCTCGACCGATCCGGTCTCACCGACGATATAAAACATATCTCCCTTTTTCGGAGGTACTATGTACCCGTCAATGGCTATTGTTTTCACGCCTGCAAGATAGCCGCCTGCGTTGTTGACGTTCGCGCCGTAGTCAAGATCGCAAATATCAATACGGCAATCTGCCGATGGTATATCTGAAACTGACATATTGATCGGATCGAAAAGAACAACCCCTGAAACGTCAGGAGCGAGCTTTTCTGAAATGAACTTTTTGCTTATCGATCCTTTCCAATACATACCCTTTTCAGTCTTTCCGCGAGGGTATGTTATCTGACCTTTTACGCCATTTACAAGCTTCTGCGTTTTACGTCTGATTATGGCTCTCTTTGTGTCGTGCCGTGAAAATATACCACTTACGATGCTCATCAGCACACACTCGCAAAAGGCTTGCCAAGATCATTGATAAGCGTCTGAGGGTAGTTGTATTGCTTGTTGATCTCGCTTTCTGAGTATGACACTGACACCGGTCCGAATGATTCAGAAGCTACGCCCCGAACGTTCGCGTCATTGACTGACTGCGTTGAATACCGATACCATACCATTTTAGATATAGTCGGCCACTGAGCTATACTTACTGAAGGGTATACATGATCGCCTGTGCCTGTTGGAGTTGCAGACAGTGTAAAAAGTCCCGTGATCGGATCAAACGAGTCAATATAGGTGTCTGCCGGAAGATTAGCGTTATATACCACAGTCCCAACGTCTATCTCCGGCTCTCCGATTCCTTTTCCGTTCTCGTATCTCTGATATGTATACACCGACAAGTCAATGTTTTTTGACGTTGAATCAAACGCCGCTGCATAGTATTTGCTGAAGCGATTATTTAGTATTCTGCGAACGTCTGCCGATACTATCGGTATAATTGCAGTCAATGCGGAGTCATACGTTGATGCCGTTATTCCGAGTTGAGCCTTAATTGTCGCTATTGTTATCAGGTTTAATTTCATGCCTTCGCCTGTGTCTCGTATAAAACAGCCGCGAAAGAAAAGTCGGCTGTCGCATTTGTCGCGTTAGTAATTTCAGCGCATATTTTAAGCGTATTATTAAGAACCATAACATTTTTTTAAAGTGCCGCCCAGCTTTTACCCTGGACGGCGTTTAGACGATTAACCGAGGAGGATCGCAGCCCATTCAGGCTTGACCATCGAACAGCCCCATGCGAGCTCGATTGTATAAGCGACCTGTTTAAACTGCTTGTACACGCACACGCGGTATGTGATTCCGGTGATAGGATCGGTAATGAGCATCATGTCGTCAGCCGAGTCTCCTACAAGCGGCATTGCGGGAGCGCGGGTAACAAGCTGGATCGCGTTCTTGTGGAACGCCATATTAGCAGTGTAGCTGTCGCCGACTGTGAGTTCGGTCGTGTCAGTTGCAGCTACGAGAAGCCCTGGTGCGCCGATGATGATGTCACCTGAAGTCGCAGTCGTTCCGGTACTAACAATGTACTTGTTAGTGTCAGTACCAAGCGTAATAACATCACCAGCTTTAATGCCTGAAGTGTTGACAGTGCCGCCCTCAACAGAGAGAGTAGTCTGTCCTACCGCTTCGCCGGCAGCGATGATGTCATAACCAGTTCCAGCACCCTTAGTGTGGGCCTTAACCTGTGCAGACTCTGCCATGTTAAACCCGAAGAGCGGGAAGAACTGACCCTGCTGAAGTACCTGGGTAGTTCCGGCTGCATAGTTGGTGTTTACACCTGCAAGTGAGCGGAGCTTTGCGCCTGCGGTCGTGTTGACCACGATAGCGCGGGATCCGTCATCAGGTGCGCCGTTGTCGTCAAGGATCTTTCTAATCTGAGCCGCATCTTCGAGCGACGACGTAAAAGGAGAAGTCCCAGCAGTTCCGTAAGCGCGAGAAGACTTCGCATACAGAGCCGCGATGTCAGCTTCGACTTCGTTATTCAGAGTGCGTATAGCCTGTGCAATCTGATCTTCGAGAACATTCCCTACAATACCAGACACGCTCTTCTGTTCTTCGCCGTTCCAGAGAAGCGGGACATAGCGAGACTTAGAAATTGCAATGTCGGCATAGCCGATAGTCTGTGATCCAGTCACCGGAGCGGTTGCCGCTGGCGTGATGTCGGAAGCACTAGAAGCCGGGGCAATCGGGACACGGACGGTCTGATCCTTTCCGACTGAATCAGCGGAAACGTCCTTTGCGACGTTGGGAATGAAACCGGTCTTTTCTCTGCTTACTCTATCGAGTGCCTGGTAAAAAACCGGGATAAGGTTAGTCAGTGTGTTAGCCATTTGTTAAAATCCTTTAATCAGTAATTTTGTAATCTTTCGCAATCGCCGCTTTTTCCATCGGGCTTTTTATAGCGTCAAAGTCAGCGCGCGACATTGTTTTCCCGCTAGGAGTCTGTCCACCAGCAGGAGCGCGACCACCTAGCTTCTTTGCCGCTTCTGCTTTGTATAGCTTATCAGCTTCAGACATTACAGTCGCTTTAAAAGTCGCAACCTGCGCGGTTATCTCTTCGTCGTTCTTGCCGGTGATAAACTGTGCGAAGTCTTTTGAAAGTCCCTCGTTCAGTACTGCGGTAGTTTTTTTAAGCTCTACCGTTTCGGCAATATATTTGTCTCTCTCTTCCTGTGCAATTCTCGCTTCTTCTTTTGCGCGTTCAGTCTCGCCAAGTTTCTCAAGTTCTTTTTCCTTGTTCGCCTTTTCGAGTTCTGAAATTTTGCGGTTAAGTCCTGCAAGCTCTGCACGGTATTTTTTTTCGGCTTCGTCTATGTCAACCTTTGGACTTACCACGCCCTCGACCTTTTCGCCGCTTGCGTTCTGTTCCTTTTCGTTGTTTTCCATTTTAATCCTCTTGTTTTATTTTGACCTGTACCTGGTATGTCGCTCAGGGCGGTCCGGTGTCCATGTGGTTTTTCATTATTTGTAATACTCTCCATACACGTTCTTTTTAAGTCCGTTGTCTTTAGCCCACTGGCCGAATCCTTTATAGTCGAAGGTTTCATTCTTACCGGTGTTCGGATTCCGTCCGGTTCTTAGCTGTGGACTTTCACCGTCTATAATGTCAATCGTCGTGCATCTACAATTACAGTTTTGACCGACAGAAGGGAAGTCCCCAGGATACATCGCACCGCCTGGGAAAGGGTCGTCAACAGGTACTCTCTTTCCGTCTAGGTGCGCGTGAGTTGCTCTTGTCCTGTCGTCAAGTGAAGCGACCCATTCTTTTTCAATCTTCACCCCTTCGCCGTCTAGGTACATCGAAGAAGCGATCGAAGCCGCATTCATTGCTCTCGTTCCCTCGGTGCGAGTAATCCGCAATGCGTTTGCTATTGCGCCGCTTGCCGTTAGTGTTCCGTCCTTGCTCGTGACCTTTCCGATTATACCCGCGATTGACTCAGACATCTGAGTGTAAGACTTGCCTTGCTGTAGTCCTGTGACGATTGCATTTTGTATCTGCGTTATCTCTTTCGACCGGTTGCTAATCAAAAACTCTGTGAGTGTTCCAGCCTT